CCAAAGCACTGCCTGAGACCTTAGCATTGTCGTAGACCTCAGCATTGCCGTAGACCTTAGCATTGCCGTCGACCGTAGCATTGCCGTAGACCCAAGCATTGCCTAAGACCGTAGCATTGCCGTAGACCTTAGCACTGCCTGAGACCGTAGCATTGCCGTCGACCGTAGCATTGCCGTCGACCGTAGCATTGCCGTAGACCGCAGCATCGCCTAAGATTTCAGCATCGTCTGAGACCGTAGCATTGCCTGAGACCTCAGCATTGCCTGAGACCTCAGCATCGCCTGAGACCTCAGCATCGCCTGAGACCGTAGCATTGCCGTAGACCCAAGCATTGCCGTAGACCCAAGCATTGCCTGAGACCTCAGCATTGCCGTAGACCCAAGCATTGCCGTAGACCCAAGCATTGCCTTTATGTGACAGGTTGTTCTCGGATTGAACCCACCCACCAAGATCGTCTTCATTAACGTCTCCGAACGAGCGCAATGCTTTTATTTGGTACAAAGTTGCATTCCCGATGCGTCTTGTGTTATTTGTAAGTACGTATTTCTTCATTTTTTTTTGTTTAGTGAGAGTGGTCAGCGAGCATGGTTAGCGACATGCGTTTCCCAGTTTATCGGTCTGGGCGACTTCGATCAAGTCCATCGCTGTTTTGTTCATGGCTTGCCTCTGTAATACGGATGAGCCTTAATCTGTTCGTGCAGCTCTTCAGCAAGCGTAGAGTCTCTGTTGTTCACCGCTTCATGGTACTGTGCTATAAGCAAGTTCCACGATTCAGGTTTCTTGATGTTGTCGTATGCGGCACGGAATGCTTCGCCCTTTACGGCGCGTGGCAAATCCCCTTTTCCTGCTCCAGTTCCAAAGCTCATTTGTTTGTGTAGTACGTGTTAAGAATTTCCTTGATAGTATGTCGTAAAATAACTATGGCAAGAAAAATCTTCATGATTCGTAATTTTATTTTCATGCTCCGTGTAGTGCTTGCATATTGGCAGTCTTCGCGTTGATCGCTTTCATGACCGTCTCTTCGATGGAACCAGCGGCGACAAGCACTTTCTGGAGCGCGTCTGACTTTGCTCCGTTGCGGTGTATTCGGCCCAACACTTGCAGGTAGTCCTTCGCGTTGAACGTCGGAGAGATCAGCGAGATGCGCGGACGGTTGCCGTTGATGTCGTGCAACGACAAGCCCGTACCGCCAGCGGCGATATTGACTACGAGACAGTGATCGTCGTCTGCCTGAAAGCGGTCAATGGCGAGCTGGCGTTCTGCCGCTGTTTGCCGTCCGTCGATCTTGCGGCATTGTAGCTTCGTACAAAGAGCGTCCACTGTGTCAGAGAAGTTCACGAAGATCACAACGCTGTTGCCTCCGTTGATGTAGTCTTCAGCGATCTCCGCCAGATCGGGAGCCTTAAAGGATTCGGCAAGCTGGCGAGCTTTGAGGATGTTGACAAGTACGTGTTCGCTATTTGATACGCTGCCTAACTCGATAAACTCTTCGATGATCGCTGGCGTGATGCCCAAATCGGTGTAAGCCTTATCGATCTTCTTCCAGTCAGAGAACTGCGTCGGTTCTACGAACACACGATTCTCGCGGAAGGAATCGGGGAAGTCTTTTGGCGTGAGCTTGTGTCCGCTGACTCCGTAGATCTGCTTATTCAGATCGACAAGCTTTTGCTTATTGCTCAATTTCCAGCTACCCCATGTATCCTGATAGCATCCGTTCATCATCATCCATGAGAACCAACTCTTCAGCTTTCCTTCTGGCTTGTTGAGCGAGTGCAATTCCAGTGCGTAGCCCAACGGGCGCATCTCTGTGGGATCTTCTGCGGCAGTGGCAGACATTCCGTGTATGGGATAGCCCTGCTGTACGAGTGACACGACAAGCTGCGCGTTGAGGGTGTACGGTCCTTTGGCTTTGTGGATCTCGTCTACGAGTACGACAGTGCCTTCTGGCAATGACCAGCGCATGATCTTTTTACCAGCCTTCGTCATCCACTTCGTCTTGCCTCCGCGAAGTTTCTCGTAGTTCAGGACGAACAACGGCTTCACGCCGTGCGCTTCGCATTCTCGCTCCCATGAGGGAACAACAGCTTTCGGGCAGATCACGGCGAACGGGCGATCAAGATCTTTCACCAGATGGACGGCTACGACAGTCTTGCCAGTGCCTACGCTTGAACTGTCGAGCGTGCTGCCGCCACAGCGGATGCGTTCTTGGAAAAACTCTTTGGCTTCTTTTTGTTTCGGGAATAGTGTTTTCATTCGGAACAAGCTCTTACTTCATTCGCGCCAGAACCACAAGAAAAAAGTTCAAGAATTTTCTAGCACGTATCTTGCGATCAAAAAGGCGTCGATGATTCCGTCATGCGGGACAGTGCATCGTTCGTTCTTGCGCCAGTCTTCATCGGGCGCGAGTTCGTTCGCTTTCCGCAAAGCAAAAACTTTTGTTTGGGACTTCGGAACTTTGCCCAACATCTTCTTCTGCCAGTCCAGCACTTGAATCGGCTTGACTTTGAGATCGCGTGTCTCGCACATCCCCATTATCTTCCCGAACGAAATGCCCATCGAACGCATCGCCTGTGAGGACTTCGCGTGTTTCAACGGTTCCTCAATCGCGATAGCGGATTCAGTATTCAGGTCGCAGATCCAGTTGTAGATTGCCTTTGAATCTACTTCACGCTTTCCAGCGCGTTGGAAAGTTGGCATCGCTAACTTGTCGATGATTGATCCGTTGTGCTTTGAGATCGCACACAGCCCGCCGTCGAGTCCGTTGTCGATGCCTACGATCACTTCAAGTTCTTTGGCGGTGGGTCGATAGCGTCGATCACGTCTGCGCGAACAATGATCCCGTTACCCGCTGCGGGAGCGAATATCTCATCGTAGTGAGTACAGTTTCCGAAGAACGCAACTTCACGTCCCGTAGTCGGGATGATGCGGTAGAAATCTCCGACAACCATTTCGGCGTAGAAAGAGTATTCATCTGAGTTCGTGTGCTTCTCCTTCAGGATTACTTGCGGGTTTTGGACCGCAATCTTTGCAGGGAAATGTAGGCGTTGGCTATGTGTGGTAATCATTCTTCTGATTCAGGTTCGATATCAATTATTTTTGTGTTTCGCTTAACCGCTCCGTTGCCTCTGTCAGCCGCAGAGTTGTTGAGAATGGAGATGTCGATGTGCATCTTGCTTGTACCGCCAGCACTCTTCGAGTTCAGCCCCAAATTACGGCGGATTAGTTGGTCGAGTTCAGATAGCTCGCGAACGGTTTTTGGGCCACGCAGATGTTTGATCGAGTCGCGTAGCAGCTTGATGCTCGCTGCTGCGATGTAGTGCTGGTACTTATCCGCTGGCGTGGACTGTGCTTCAGCGAGATCCAGAATTTCTTTTTCTTCCAATGTGGCGGCGTTGTGCTTCGCCAGCTTTACCGCTTCGGCTGTGCGTTCATTCAAGTTGCTGTTGAGGATGTCGGCGAGCGGGTCAATAAACTCCATGCCTTCCGCATCTTTTGGGATCATCGCCGTAACGGGGATTGCGTTCAGGCCCGCTTGCTTGATCCATTTGTGTACCGTATTGATGTGGATTCCGAGATCACGAGCGATGATCGTTTGCTTATAGTTGTCGCGGAACATCTGCAAAGCACGGCTTTTCAGCTCCGTGGACTTCGGAACATTCGACCTTTTCGGCTTGTTTTCTTTAGGATTGCTGCTCAAGATGAATGCAGATATAATCACATTGTAAATCTTTACAACAAAAAAATTCAAATAATGCAAAATAATTTGACGCAGACGAAGAATGTTCTGGAGCCGCGAATCGATCCCGTAACGAAGAGGATGGACGTCGGCGGTTTAGAGATCCGTCCGACCAGCCTAATCACCGCACTACTCTATGGGTTTGCGAACCACACAAAGCCCATCGCTAAGGAGTACTACTTCTGGCGGATTTGCGACGAGCTTTGGAACGGTCCCGACATGGCGGAACAGCTGATGATTCGCCATCCGTGGGCCGACAGAATGATCAAAGCGGCGATCCGCAACAAATATCTTGCCATCGGTGGTTCTGCGTCTAGCGGTAAATCGCACACAATGGCCGCGTGGGGCATCGTAAACTTCTTAGCGCAACCACGTGACACTCTGGTGCTTCTGACGTCTACAACGCTGCGTGAGGCGCGTAAACGGATTTGGGGTTCCGTGATCAGTTTGCTGACGGTGATCGAAGATGCACCAATCAAGATTCGGGATTCAATCGGAAACGTCGCCTACATCAACGAGAACGGAGATCTGATCGAACGTGCGGGTCTTTCACTGATTGCGGCGGAGCGGAGTAAGACGCGTGAAGCCGTTGGTAAGTTCATCGGTATCAAGCAAAAACGGGTGATCCTGATCGGTGACGAGCTTTCCGAACTCAGCGAAGCCATCCTGAACGCTGGTCTTTCCAACTTATCGAAGAACCCTGAGTTCCAGATGATCGGGATGAGTAACCCGAACAGTCGATTCGATGCGTTCGGCGTATGGTCTGAGCCGAAAAAAGGCTGGGATACTATCGATACGCAAGTGGATGACGAATGGGATACGAAGTGGGGCGGCAAATACATCCGACTCGACGGTGAGCGTTCACCAAACATTCTGGCTGGAGAGAATCTGTACCCGTGGCTTCCGACGGCAGTGAAGCTGGCAGAGGATAAGGCTCTGTTGGGCGAGACGTCTCGCGGCTATATGCGGATGGTTCGCGCCGTCTTCTTCGATTCGGAAGAGACGGAAGGGATCTACTCCGAAGCGGAACTCTCGCGCAGCCAATCGTTCCACAAAGTCGAGTGGCAGGGCAAGCCGACTCCGATTGCGGGACTCGATCCAGCGTTCACGAATGGCGGTGACCGAACCATCCTCTACACAGGGCTGGTCGGTTACAACACGGACGGACAGTTTGTCACAGAGTTGGGTGAGGCGATCCACTTGAACGACGACGCGACCAATAAGGCGATTCCGCGAACGTACCAGATCGTGAAGCAAATCAAAGACCACTGCGTCAAGCGTGGCATCTTGCCAGAAAACATTGCCGTGGATAGCACTGGAGCAGGTGCGCCATTCTGCGACGTTCTGGCGGGCGAGTGGTCCTCTGCCTTCCTTCGGGTTAGCTTCGGCGGCAAAGCATCCGACAGGCGCGTCAGCGCGAACAGTCAGCTGGTTGGTGAAGAGTTGTACATGAATCGGGTATCCGAACTCTGGTTCGTGGGAAAGGAACTCATCAGAACTAAACAGCTGTTCGGAATCAACAGCGATCTCGCGAAAGAGATCTGCGCCAGAAACTACGAGCTGGTCAAAGGCGTGTCACTGCGTGTGAAGATCGAATCGAAGCCTGAGTTTAAATCCCGATTCGGGAGATCTCCCGACTTAGCCGATGCCGCGTTCCTCTGTCTGGACTTGGCGCGACAGCGACACGGCATGGTTGCCGTAGAACCTTTCGAGAAAAAGGATTCAGGATTCAGGATGCAGCGACCGACAATCTCTTCGCTCCGAAACGCTTTAGCGAACGACGAAGCCTCTATTTTCGAGTGATGTATTTACATTGTGAGTAAACTGGCATCTCCAGACCCCCCTTAAAAACTCTTATAATGAATGGAGTTACATTGGTTGACGTCAACCAATGTAACTCCAACTAATAATAAAGTTTTTATATAGGTAAATTTAAAGGGAACTTACTCACAATGTAAATACATCGATGAATTTTGGTAAAATGTATTGACAAAGTAAGCTTACCGTACTAATTTTGGCGATGGCCTTACCGACGACGTACACTCCTCCTAAAGATAAAGCCGAGTTGGAACGCCGAAAAGTTCTTGACGAGCAGCTTAAGTCATTTGCCGCCAATCCGAATAGCGACGCAAATACGTACGAAGGGCTTTCGGCGGAAGCGAGTAAGATTGGCGTGTCGCCCGAACAGCTGATCAACCGATTCCAGCAATACGCTTCGCCGACTCCAGCAACTGGCGTTACGGGTGCGACTGGCGTTACGGGTGCAACTGGGATGCCTTCACGCGGATCGCTAATGGGCGCGAATGTCCCGCAAGCCAATTCGTTTTCTACGGGCAGTGCGGCGGTTTCGCCTAATAACAGCCCTGCAACCCGATTGCTGGATCGCTACGACGCGATGCAGGGAACGCCCGTGGGTTCGACCAGCACGTTAGGCCAAACACGGAATCTTGAATCTGAAACAGGCAAAGCTTTCCGCACAGCCCGTAAACTACAACGAATGGGCTTTGGCGGAGCCGCCGAGAAACTCGCACTTGCTGGCGGGATGGCTGGTATGACCGAACCCAATACCAAGACTGAGGCTATTATCGGGCTTGAGGAGCAATCGAAGAGAGCGAGTACTGCGGAAGCACAAGCCAACGAAGAGTTGAAACGCAAGCAGTTCGCTTTCCAAAACAAACTGCTTGACGCCCAAAACAAAGCTCTCGCTTCTGGGCAATTTGATTTCTCCAACTACGGAACTACGGTAAGGCAATAATCCAAATGGTCGAGTTCTCCTACGATTCCACTATCGCTCCGATGAAGAGCAACTTCTTTGCGGATGTCGCCGCAACGAGAGGTCTTTCATCAGACGCCGCACGCTACTTAACCAGTAAGTACACCACTGAAGTAAGCCCGTATCTTGAATCCCAACTCAAGAGTCAGGACGATATGCTGAAGTCGCAGTACCAGCAACTTGCGTTCAAGCGTCAACAACTCGATCTGATGACTGCGGCTGATGAGGCCAAAGCGCAGCGCGAAGCATTGGAGACGTTGCCAACCGACATCCAGAACCTTACTGGAATCGTAAACGATCCGAACAAGAACAACTTCGAGAAGCTTACTGCTGTCGGCCAGTACAAGATGGAAAACTCTGGTCGCTTCGCCCGCAACAAGAGTCTCGTCAATCTCGTCAACTCCGCCGAAGAAACGCTCAAGACCAAAGACGAAACTGAAAAGCAGAAGACTGCATTGGGCTACGCACTTGCATCACAAGGATTGCCCGAAGCCGTCAAAGGCGTATTCGGCGGTGAGGTCACGGAAGGAATCGGCAAGCAATACTACGACGCGGCTGCCGCCATCGGAGAGCAGAAGACAACTTCAGCCAGAACTACGCTGCAAACCAAAGCTGCGCTGGAAGCGAATAGAGAACAAGAGAAGCGCAGAACGCAACAGTACGGCGCACAGCTTGACTTCTATAAAACTCGTCTTGACGAACTCAACAGGATCGGCGCGAGAAAAGAAGAGGAAGGATTCGCCATTGGCTCGCTCAAAGACGCTTCGTCCGCTGGTCCCGTCCAGAAGAACGGAGTCCCACAAGCCGCGCCGTTCAAGTTCAAGCCAGAAGACAAAGCACAGATTGAGGAAACCATTCGCGCCATGTATCCTTCAATCGGAAAAACGGATCTCTCTAAATTCTCCGATGAGGATCTCTTCCGCAATGCGTACCAACTCGCAAGCAAAGGCGTAACAAATCTCTTAGGAATCCAGTCTCCATCAGAATCTTCTATCTCGTCTAAATTCTAACACCACCAACAACTAAACTGTTTCTGCTATGCCAGAGCTTGCCGACCTACTCAAAACGCCCGACTTTACTCCATTCAAAGATTGGGAGCCGCAAAACGATTCAGGAGATGCTATCAACAATAGGAAGGAGTATGCTGACTATGTTCGCGGGGAGTACGTCAAAGCAGGATCTTACAATGGCACAGTCGAAAATGAGATTCGGACTGCAACAAGAGACAAAGCAGTCGAAGCAGGACTCATCAATGCGGACAATCAGGAAGAAGTAGATTCGCTATTCGCTGCCAACGAACCTGATCTCGACACGAAGCTCAAGACGATCACGGATGCAATGGACTCAAGCGATCCTGAATGGGCCGCTGCGAATCGCTACTTGACATTCAAATCGATTCATCGAGATCTCGACAATCTTGCTCCAGATTTAGTGGCGTTTCGCGACCAGTACAAGCAGGAAGCCGAACAGGCAGCGGTAAGCGGTTTCGATACAGCGAAGCGCATCAAAGTGCGTAACGGAGAACTTCCTCTCGCTAAGGTCACGAACAGCGACGGGCAACAGGAGATCATTGCGGGCACGTTGATGGACTCGATGAATCTTGCTGAAGCGATTCGGTCAAGCAAAATCGGCGGTATCGGATTCTCCGATACGTTAGGCGTGCAGTCCCTTACGAGTACCCCAATGGGGTACAAAGCACCGCTATACAAAGTCGCTCGCTACAACGAAGCAGCTGGTATGTTGGCAGAGCTTGCGAACAACGACGAGAAGACGGCTAAGATCATCGATGATTTCGGTTCTTTCATTTCGATTGCAGACAACGACAACAGGGAGTTGCTCGGAGCTGAGAGGCCAGACATCGCTGCCGTCCGCCGTACACTCAACCAAAACCTTTCGGCTGGTAACACGTTCAGCGATGAGGAAGTCGATAAAGCCCTTACTCAACTTGCTTACCGTTCGGCAAGCGACCAGAACAAATTCAAATTCTATGACGATCCGGCGGAGATCAGCCGCAATATCCGCAACGTCGGGTACGCTACACCCATCGTCCATCCTGCGTTGTTGGTGAATAAACCGTTGTTCGATCAAGCTCTCGCAGCACATCCTGAGATTCCCGAAGATCAAAGAAATGCGCTGAATGCACAACGCGAGATCGCAGTAGCCGACGCGTTTGACGGATACAACAAGACACTCACTGGATCGACGATCTCAAAAGAATGGCTTAACGCACTCCAGAGCGGACGCGCCAGTGGGCAGAAGGATACAGACACACTTGAGCAGTTTGTTTCCAATCCGAAGAACTTCAGTGAACTTTCAAGCCGCGTCGGTGGCGTCTAAGAATCTATTCTCGACGGCTTCGGAGAACTCGTTGCCGCTGTACCCTCTATGATGGGTGCGGATTGGGCGCGTGACTACATGATCGGCAACATCAAAG